TGCGGTCCTGAACAGAACCGTACTGATTTGGAAGGAGCCATCCTGCTGAACCTGTCTCAGCGCGAAGGTCGTGTGAAACTTCTGGGTGGATACCAGCCCAGTAGAGTGAACCCTTGCGAGCGATTGACTTGTTAGCACGCAACTTAGCAACAGCCTTACGGATGTTAGCAGAAGAGAGTGTTGCAGCAGCAGTAATTGTTGCTGTTGATGTAGCAGTTGAACCTGAGTAGATTACGTTTGAACCGCCACGCAATGTTGTCATTGCGACTGCGTCGATTGAATCTGCAAGGTTGAATGCGATGATGTTAGCAATTGCTGGGTCTACATCAGCGAGGCTGAAGAGTTCCAAAGCACGTGTTACAAGGACAGAGTTACCGTACTCGTTAAGAGTAATTGTAACTGATGTCGGTGTAGACATTGCTACTGCATCTGGGTCAGTTGTTTCTGTCAGAGCAGTTGTTGTTGGTGAAAGGTCAACGTAGCGCTGTAGCACTACTGTTGAACCTGGGATGCTTTGCTTAGCAGGACGCTTATCTGCGACTGAACGAATGAGTGGCTCTGAACGGAGCGCGAACTCGAGAAGTCGGTCATAAGCCTTCTGTACTAAACCAGCAGCACCAGCGGTACCTCCGAGCGAGTCGGAGGCTGTGGATACGTATGAGTTAGGCATTTAGGTTATTTCCTTTTTGTAGTTAGAAACTATGATTAGTTTTGTGAGCCATAGATTAGGTTAATGATTTCTTCTGCAGAATCTGCATTTTGAATTCTCATTGACATGTCTTCGGCTCTGTCAGGTGTTGTTGCACCCTGAGTAACCAGGTCCTGCTGACGTAATGTAGCACGGTTTTGGTTATTCGTTTCAGGCGCATCCTCGCGTACTTCTAGGCCAAACAAGTCTGCATTATCGTCGAGCCAGTTATTCACTGACTCTTCGTTAATATCATCCAAGTCCTTTAGGACAAGTCGCATTGCTTTTGGATTCACACCCTTCTTTTCTAGGGTTTCTTTGACGATACGCTCACGCTGCCCCTTGGATAAATTCTCAAGTTGCTCAGTGAGTTCCTTAATACGCTTTTCATCCGCACGTTTGGCTTTACGCAACTTCTTTAAGAGGTCGCTTCCGTCCATCTGTGGTTCTGTATCGGTATCTAGTTCGTCGTCTTCGTCATCCCAGTAGTTGTTGCTCATAGCAACCACCCTTCTATTCGTTGTAGTCGCAAGCCTCAGTGGCTAGTCGGGGAACTAGGCTGGCTCTTGCTATCGGTCTATTACTCTGACGGGGCCGATGGGTCCGTTCAGGATTCTATTATATTAGGCCTTGCGCCCTATTTTGTGAAGCAAGTCGCCCGCTTCTACCAGAGAATCTTGCTCCTTCTAACTCGCCAATCTTTTCTATTTTCTGTTGCGCTGCAACATTATCTTCGAATGTAGAAGCAATTGCTTCTTGCTGGGTAAAGTCAATACCACTTATCTGGCCTAGCATCTGTCCACGCTCTAAACGCTTTACTGTGCCAAATCCAGTCAATGACTTGTTATAGTCATATCCACGTGCAGCAATGTCTGCTGCTGTAGCCATATCAACTGTAACGCCTTGTGACTTGGCTGCAGATAGTGTGCTGATTTCAGTAATCTTCTTGTTGAGCGCTTGTGCGCCTTCTTTGCCAGTAAGCAATGCTTTAGCAATGTCTGTGCGGCTAATGCCTAGATTAAGATATGACTCAAGGTCTTTCTTAAGTGCAGCAGGCGCGTTATCGATTGTATTGAAAGTGTCATTAATCAGGTTGGTTACTTCCAACACTGACTTTCCTAGGCCAAGAACCCCACCAAGGAAGTCCTGAGTAGCAAGGTCGCCCATGCCTGCCTGACGTAGTACATCGCCCATGTCAGACTCTGATTTGAAATACTCGGCAACTGTTGGAACGCTAATTGCTTCGCCCTTTGCAAGGCGGTCTTGGAGTGCGTAGATACCCTTAAAGCGGTCTGCAAATGTCTTAAGTTCTGGGTTATTGCGTGCATCCTGAACCGATAGGTTAATTGCTTCGTCAATAGTAGAACCTGTGTTATAGTACCTAGATGTTACGCCATATAGTGCGCTAACCCAAGGCATCTGTACTTCATCTTTTCCAAAGAATAATGCAAGAGTATTTCTAAAAGTTTCTAGTGCCAATGTGCGTTTTTGTTCAGTTGTTGTTGTATTACCTACTGGCTGGTAGATAATGGTTGAACCAACTGATTGTGCAACTGCATTTAGTTCTGCTCCAGCAGCATTCACATCAGCAATGTTGGTGTCAATTTGACCAATGGTTGCATTGATGTCTTTGTATGCCTTTGGCAATTCTGATATTGTTGTGTCTACTGATTTAACAATATCTGCTGGAGAGGGTTGTGCGGCTAGCGTTGCTTGTCGTGCAGCAAAAGTATCTTTTGCGATAGCAATGTTCTCAGGGGTTGGATTCTTCTTAGCGTTGGCTAATGCAAAATCAAGCGCTGCTTGTACAGTACCTTGGGCATTTGATGCCTCTTCGGCTTCTCTGAAACTGCGTGCCATTATACTCCAAATCCGAAGGCTCTTGCAAGCCCTACTGCAGCGTCACGTGCATTCTCGTTTGCTTCTTGAGTTGCCTGATACTTGCGGTCAGCCTTAGCCTTGAGCAATAAATCATATCGTGATGGTGGTTGCCCCTTGCCATCTGGTCCAGCATAGTTCATGTATGATGAAACAATCGGGTCATCAAAAGAAATATCTTTTTCTTCCATCTCCCATGTCTTTGCTAACATCTTGATAATAGGGGAAGCAATATCATATGTTGTAAGTTCTGGGTCTGTAGCAAAACGGTCCGCAAACTGTGGGTATTCTTTTTTGGCAATCTGCTGCAATTCTATCTTGTATGCATCGATTGTCTTCTTGCCCATTGCAATTTGTTTTGCAGCAGCACGAATATCATTGTCCGTAACACCCATTAGTTGGAATGCTTTGACAGCATTGCGAACTTCGCCAAGTGCAGCGAGTGACTTTGCTCCAAGGTTTTTCTCATCCTTGAAGTTAATCTTCTGCCAGATGAAGTCTCTAGCAAATTCTGCTGGGTCAAAGAATGAGGGGAACTCTTGCTTCTTTGTTGACTCTACAACCTGGCTAGCAGCATCCGCTGTAGCGCCCTTGGTTGTTTTGCTTGAAGTAGTTGTTACAACCTTTTCAATCTGAGCATCCTGAGCCTGAGAGAATAGAGCCATGAAGTTTTTGATATCTTCTGGGTTAAGTTTGCCCATGAAGTTGGCTTCATCCATGACTCTCTCAAGGAGTCCCTTTGCTGTCTGATATGTAAGGCGTGTAACCTTAGTATCAGTAGATGTGCCGACTCTAGCGGTATTAGCGCTATCATTGTTTGCAAAAATGCCCGAGATGTACTTTGCTACAGCATCTGCTGTTTGAGCATCCTGATTAGGCGTTTCGGAGGGCTTTACGGGTGTTTCAGCCATATTAGTTAACCGCCTTTAGTGAGTCGTTGTCGAAATATCGTGTAACTATTGTCTTCAAGTTACCATCCCATTGAGATGCATTCTGAGCAACCCATGTGTTGTAGCCATCCATAAGTTTGGCCTTACGTGGGTCGTAATCTGGTAGCGCCTGATAGACAGCAGTGAATACTGCGCGAGCAGTGAGGAAAGTCTTTGCATCCTTCCAGAAAGGGCTGGTGCCATTCTTGGCCATGAACTGCTTGTCATTAACAATCTCAGACAGTGCGCGAGCATACTTGTATGAAGAGTCACCGCTAGCAGAGAGTTGGAACTCATCATACCATGCCTGGCTTGCTTCCTTAAGTGGCCCTTGTACAATCTGGTCAAGTGCTGCCTTAAGTTCTGGGTGTCCACGAAGTGTCTGGCCATCTGTAATCTTAGCCTCAAGCGCTTCACGAATGGCGCTGTATTGATTCCAAGTACGCTGCTTAAGACGTTCTACCTCAATCTCTTGTGGTGTCATCTTAAGTTCATTAACGCGCTTGCTTGTACCAGGAATTGTCAACTTAGGATTAGACATTATCTTGATGATGTTTGCAGACTGCTCTGCAGGGTCTCTATCCAAGTCAGCAGTGAGGAGACCAAGAAGGCCAATCTCACCTGGCTCAATGTTTACAAGTCGACCAACAAGGTCGCCGTTGTCTTCGAATACGCGCTGGTATGCTTCGTATGTTGAAGGAATATTCATGTTCTTTGATGAGCCAGTAAATGATAGTCTGTCTACCATGAACTTAGGTCCAAGCAAAGATAGCATCTCTTCGCCAGCAGCATCACGTGCTCCCTGGTTGGACATACCCTCTGCCTTATACTTCTCTTGCAACTTGTAGTAAAGATTCGATGTCAATCCCATAGGGTTTGTGTCGACCTTGTATGGCACACCAGCAAATGGTGATGCCCATGACGAGAAGAACTTAGCAAGCCATAGCGACTTTACTTCTTGTCGAATCTGGTCATCTGATGGCATACCCTTTTCAACACCCATTTCATTGAGCATTGCGTGGTAGTTATATACAGACTTCCAAGAACTTAAGTAGTCTTGCTTGCCTTCTGGTCCAACTACTCCATTGTAGAGAGAGTTAGCATATGGGGGAATGAATGCATTACCAAATGATGTTGGTGCTCCATATGGGTATAGAACCTTATACCAATTGACCCCACCCACTGTTAGGAAGTCTTCGACCTGTGTCTCGGTTACTGGATACTTCTCCATAACCTTGCCCAATGAAATCGATGTGATAAATGATGGGCTTGGTCGGTTAAGTAGAAAACCAAGTGACTGGGAACTAAGTGCAATACCTTGTCCGCGTGGGCCAAAGCCCAAGTCTTCTGTCCCTGGTATTACAAGATGTGTAATCTTATTTATGTCGTCCGTTGGATTACCGTTCTCATCCACACCAAATGTTTCAAATGCGCGACCGTAGTTGTACATGAATCCCGCAGCACGTACTGGGTTCTTCGCTGCTAGTCGTCCATAGCGCAAGAACGCGTTAGCGTTTGCGGCAGGGAACGATGTAATCAATCTTAATGAGTTAATAAAACGATTAGGGTTATTAATCGTATAAAGAGTTTTTTCAATGTCCTGTAGTGCTTCACGTCCAGCAGACTGACGAAGAGCATTGAACTGGCTAGTTGTAACCTTAATACCCTGTGCCTGTAGGTCAGCGACCTTACGTGCTACGTTATCGATAGCAACCTTGTCAAAGGCAGCATAACGAATAGGGTTTTCAAATGATGCAAGCCCTCTAAATATCTTTGCGGCAAATTCATTTGCTCCGCGTACAAACTTTGCAGACTCAGATAGCCCGAATGCTGAGCCAGTGTAGTTGTGGTTTGCTGGTGCAATGTCGTATAGTTCGTCAACATATGGCGCTAGGAAACTCTGGAGTTGCTGTGATGTAACCTCACCCTTTAGGATAGCAGCACGTGCTTCGTAAGAAGGGAATGTACGTCCTACTAGGGCAACCTTATCGGCAAGATATGCTTGCGCATCCTTTGCATCAAGTACGTCAAACTGACGAAGGTATGCTGCACCAGTGTCTGTCTTTGCCCAGCGGAGCAATTCTGGCATAGGTGTCTCAGCAAAGATTAGGTTCATTAGTTCATCGCCACGATATTGACGATTAGCAAGAAACGCTAGTTCTTCGAAGTAGAGTGGGTCAGATACACCAATCTTGGCAAGTGGAACCTTACGGTCGATTGCTGACTTACGTAGACCGATTGAAAGTTCACCAAGATAGTTGATATCAGATGTACGGGCGTTCTGTACTTCACCACGAACTGCAGCAGTAAAGTAGTTTCCACCAGCAATTGGGTCTTCAATGAAAGAATCAATCTCAACGTATTCGTTTCCGATTACGCGACCCTGTGTTGCTGCTGAGTAATAGCGCTTCTTAAAGTCCGCACTCTTACCATGCACATCTGCCTGCTTCTTGATAGCATCACCAAGTTCAGATAATAATTTATCTACAGTAGTATATGAGTCAGCAACTGCTTTATCTGCAGCAAGAATAACTTTCTTATTCGTTGCCATCTTACCGATTGCATTCTTGTAACCCTGGATAGCAGCCTTAGCGTCTGCGATATCTGCAGGATTTACACCAGAACCTTTTCTAGATTCGAGGAATGCGACTCTGCGTTCGAGTGTAGCAATACTTGGGATTGCTGCTGTTGAGCCATGCTGCACTGCTGCTGCACGTAATTCTAGTTCAATCTTATCGAGCAACTTAGATGCTGCGTCTGCTTCTTTACGAGCAAGAGCCAAGTGCTGTGCCTTTGCTGCAGGAGAACCATTCTTAAGAAGTTCTTCTACAGTAGATTCTGCGACTACCTTCATGCCAACAGCACTTTCGTAACTCTTAGCCTTAGCAACAACAGCCTTGTTGACAGCACGGAATTCTGCTCTATTAGCAGCGCTAACCTTGATGCCCTTTGTCCAGTTGGCTAGGTTCTTTGCTGAGTACCCATATGAACGAATAACATCTTTCCAGAGGAATTCAAGTCCATATGCAATACCTGTACTGATTGCTGGTTCAAAGATAGATTGCTTAAGTGCATATGCAGGACGAGCAAGAACATCAAATGTCCATACGCGGTTAAGATTGCGTAGTGTTTCTTGCCCAAGATTCTTAGTGCTTGAAACTCCACGCTTTATGCCAGCAGTGCCTTCGCGCTTAATCTGCGCTTCAATAGCATCCCATGGTGTAAAGCGGTATGTTTCAGCAAGTTGACGTACTGTCTG